GCATCACGTGCATCATTACCGGTTACTCTGCGATTGTACAAATCATTTAATAAATCATTGAACTCACTCCAGGGGTTCTCAGCCTCAGTAATTCCAATTGTTTCAGGAATTTGTTTAACACCAAATGTAACCATTGGATGATAACATGCTTTAGTAAAGCCCAAAAATACTTGTGCATTGTCACTACCTACAATACTTGCAGTCAATGCTTGTGATAATACATCTTCTTTATGAAGGCGACTGTCACTTTCGTTTAATTTTCTAATCCAACTAGCAGTCATAGCTTACCTTTTTAGCATCGATAACTGTACGCAACACTTCTTCGACCATTTGATTAAATGTAATATCACGCTCATGTGCCATTTTCATAAGTTTGAATGAAGTTTCATCATCTAACTCTAATGGTACCTCTACTCGTGTATCATACTTCTCACCCGCTTTGATTGCCAGAGCTTTTTGTATAAAGTCATCAACCGTTTCTAAATCAATGTAATTGACATTATCCCATGCACAGTTTCTATCTATGCCACGGATAATATTTTCTTTGTTGAATTTTTTAATGTGTGCAGGATTAATCATGCGATAAGCACGGTTGTTAGTGTAATCACATGCACAAATTTCATATATCTTTTGTGTCTTAGTGCTAAACACAATATCAATACTGTATCCACCTTCATCCTGAATACCATTCCAACTACTTAGACAATAGGCATTAGGGCCATAGCAGTTCCAAAGATAAGTATCACCACTGGTAATTTTATAATCAATCAACTCCATGAATTCACGCATTGTAATCATACTATTATCCATTCACTTTATAATTTAAAAATGCTAACCCGAGACTTATTGATGCATTAAGCCAATCACCTCGTAGAAGTTCATCTACTCCTGCCATAGTGAGCCAACCTATTAGAAACCATGTGATTTCTGTATGGTTGCGTATGTACCATTTACGAAAGTCATTCATGGTTCACTTGTTCCTGTGATACTTCTTTAACCTTGTTCACACCGTTGTCAAGCATTTTAGCAATACCATTGAAACCAACAGTTGCTACGATAATACCAAAAATTGTACCTACTAAAAAGTTCTTCATTTTTGTGCTCCTTGTGCAGGCTTGATCCAACCTGATACTGTATCAGTACCACTCTTAACATCTTCGCCCATACCTTTAACAGTACCTGCGACTGTGTTACAGCCGGTCAATACAACAATAAAACTCGTAATCAAAAATAACCTTGTGAACATAAGTCCTCCTGTGTGTGAATAAATAATAGTATACTATATTGCGTAATAATTGTCAAACCAATTTTACCCGATTCATTTGCGTACTGTTGTCACGATGTCCTTTAACAGTACCGATAAATGAAATTACCGCACCAATATCCAATCCAGATTTGTAACTAAAAAATACTACTTGGTCTTTATCATTGATACAAGTAATGTAGTGTGTGTTCCATTGTTGACTATAAACACTACGCAATACTTCACCTGTAAAACTTACCTTATCTAGAGGTTGCCCAATGTATCCGCCCTGAGCAAAACGAATGCGACTGTTTATGTCATCTCTGCTTTTGCTTTTATAGTAGACACTGGGTAAACTTGCAATAACCGCAATATCATAATTTTCTGTAATGTTGTCACGATTACTAATAAGCATTGCATTATTTGAAAAATCATTTAATTTCTCACCCTTCAACACTTTAAAAGTAAGTGCCTGAAAGTATTTGCGTACATTGTCACCCATTTCATAATCAGCCTCTGTGATTAACTCAGGGTTACCAATGTATTGTTCCATTAATAATCTATTTGCAATTTTTTGACTACCAGACATTGCCTTAACATACTCATTGTTGATACGTTGTGCGGCACATGCACTAGCCCAAACTGTTTTAGCATCATAGCTAAAACTTTGTTTGATTTTCTTTTTAGGAGTATATTCAGGATCAGCTTGATTCATACGTTTGATATCCTCGTAACTCATACCTTGTGTATCAAAAAACATGTTATTACTCCACGGGTGTAAAGAGATTTTTAAAACCTGCCATTACATCATAAAAGGCACTGAGTTCATCATAATTGAATTCGCTAGGATTTTCTTTGATGTAAAACAATGTTTCTAACAAAGGCATTTGAAGTTGTTCTTGAATTGCTTTGACTGTGACCATTGATTGTGAATGCATAACTAACTCCTTTTATTTAATCAATACATGTATTATATGCCCAAACTGATTTATTGTCAAATTTTGGGCATGTTGTTTTTACGCAACAAAGTCACCTTTGAATAAACGATAAGTGAATCCCTGCTTAGTTTTACACTTCTCGAATCCCTCATTATTGTAACATGTCTCAAGTAATGCTAGGCCCTTACGATCACGTACTGTTGGACCATTTACTTTAACAGTAATGAAAGTTTTACGATACTCAATGAAAAACTCTTTTGCATTGTACACCATTTCAAGGCCCAATTTAACTTGTTCTGCTCTACGTCTTTGTGCATCAGTAAAACGACTTGAATTGATTGCGCTATTTAATCTTGCGTTGCGATAAGCGGCCCATGCATGAATTCCAGCACTTTTGTGATTTGTTTCTGTTTCGTAAATCATTTTAAGCTCCTTTAATCAATCAATACATGTATTATATGCCCAAACCGATTTATTGTCAAATTTTGGGCAAAAAAAAGCCCCAATTAAGGGGCAATTTTTGAATACTTTAGTATTACTTTTTTGTAGTACCTTGATTTACAAAACCATACATCTTTTCTGCGGTTTCTAGGATCTGTTGTAATCCTGGAAATTCAGGAGCAGCTACTGTGCTAACAAGTTGCCCTGTCTTCTCATCACGTGTAGCACTCATTTCCCAACCTGCAAATTTCATGCTATATTCTTTTTCAACTAGATCCTTAGCCATTCCTAAAATGTCTGTGCGAATCTCGTAACCATTTTTATTAAACTTAACTTCTGGTAATTTTGGTGTAAAATCTGACATACTGTTTCCTAATGTTTGTGTGTGTTTATTATAATACTATTGATATTAACTATCAATCTTTTTGGTAACATTGTTGATACGTTCTTTTATGATATCAACTATCTTATCACTTAATACAACCTCATAGTGATTGTAATCTACTTCTAATAATTCCATCTCTTTATGATGTTTCATGCTAGCAATAGTTACTACGCCATCGTTGGGTTCATGTATAAATGGACTTTGTCCTTTTATTGTTACAATATTAGTCCATGGATGTTGTATTTTTATTTTGTTTACTTGTGACATTGCCCAACTACTAGGTCCTATATCACGCATCAATCTACTGAATGGTAAAAAGTATTTTGCAAACTCTGCTACTTCAGCACCACCATAAGGAGTGCTAAGTGTAATAGCACCTAATACTTTTTTTGGTATTGCATTAGCAAGATGTAAACTGTATATACCACCAAGGCTATGTGCTATAAAGAAAATATCTTTTATATCTTGTAGTTGTTTTTGAATATCTTTTAGATTGTTTTCAAATCCATTACGACTATCATAGTTGACTACAACATCGTTGCCACCTATGTTTTGTCTGATATAATTGAAACTTTCACTAGTAGCACTAGCACCATGGATGTACACTAAAGTCATTTTTATTCCCAGGGTGTTGGAGAGGGTATGTCACAAGGACCTATTGCAGGTTCAGTGCCATAATCTGCTGGTATAACTATTTCTAAGTATTCCATATCTGGACTATAATCAAAAAGATAATGTACGATTCCAGGACGTTGGTGTACACAGTCACCTGCTTCCACTAACGTTTCCTTGTCTTCATACATAAACTTAGCCCAGCCCTTAAGCATATAAACAATTTGATATTGTGCTACATGAATATGCCAACCAGTGCCACCTGAATTTTCTGGTGGTAGATTAGCTTTTGTAATGTGTGCTAATACTTTACCGTCTGTTGCTTCCTTCAGACCCAAATCTTTGTATAGGAAAAAGTCACGTAGACCGCCACCTACATATTCAGTTTGATTGCCCTTAATGTGTGTAAATTTAGTTGTCATAATAATATTTATTTTGTAAAAACATCTTATAGAGGTTGCTACTTCTAATCATATATTCTTGACCTACACTGGTTATTGATATTGGTGGTAATTTGACATGTGTATCAATCTCATTACCACTAATTTCTTTTTTAATTTCTAAACCATGCTTTTTACACAAGTGTTGTATAGCACGATTTTCTCTTAAGCAATGCATGTATAGATTTGTATATCCACGATTACGTGCCCATATTATGGCTTCATTCATTAGTTGGTTAGCAACACCTTTTTTACGATTTCCAATATCTATGATAACTCCAAACTCAACTTCATCTGTATTGACAATTGCTATATGTATTGTACCAACCCAAATTCTATCTCGTTCAGCTACTAAAAAGTAGTTATCATCTTTGTTTTGTGTAAAAGTATTTACTAAATTATCTATGAAATAATCACTAACAGTCATTCCAAAAAATGACTGTTTTGTGTTTTCATCTTGGTCTTTTAACCAATCACCATACCAATGATAATCATCTGTAGACAAAAATCTTGTGGTGATCATGTATTAACTACCTTTGATATTATTAACGTATGCTTCTGCTTTAGCCTTGCGAGCCTCAATCATATAGCTTTTAATTTTTTGAAAAAATGCTAATAATGATTTCATAATGAAAATCCCTTTTTTGATTCAAATTCTCTAGTCAATTTTTCTACGTCACAATTGTGTTGTGGTTTGTGATCTATGATATATTGTTCTAGTGGGCTATAACGTCTATACGGCTTATCAATGCTAAACAAAGCAAGTAGCATTTGTGCAAAATTCATATTATTTTGCCTTTCTGCTTGCCGCTTTCATTACAGTTGGTGTGTAGGCTTCAACAACTTCTTTAGCAAAATCTTTGCTTGTTACCAAACTACTAAAATCTGTTGTTGATTTAATAGCAGTATCAATAAAAGATTTTGTGTAAGATGTTTGTGAATCAATATAAGTTATTAACATATCTGCTAATGGCTCATATTTGACTGTATTTGTGACTAGATATTTGTTGCCAGTTTGAATAGAATCAATGGCTGTGTGGAATAATGAATTTAACATGTTTTTCTCCTATGTGTGTGTTAAAGTGTATTGCAGTTTTGAATAGACTGCATAACTATTTATACTTATTATACTAGGAATAATATAATATATGTAGAGTTTACACTCTAATTTGTTCTCTATATTTTTCCAGTGCTAATTCTCTTGCTAAGAACAATCTAAATTTGGCATAATCAGATATTGCAAACTTACGACTTACACCAAATCCATAAGCATACCGATTACGACCAAGAACAATATCACTGTCCCAATCATAATCGTCACCTTCCTTATTACTTAGTAGATGCTTTAGTTTCTTCTTTTTTAGCGGGTGTTTTCTTTTCGGTACTTTTAGTACCGGAACTTTTGTTGTCGTTAGTATGGTCCTTTTTCTTTGCCAATAACATACCATCTGCTGCCTTTGTTGGCTCTGATGCTATTGGCTTATTTGCTTCTGTAGCGTATACTGAGAATGCAAACATTGTTGCGAATAGTGCGGTGAGTAGTTTCATTTTGTTTCCTTTGTTAACAGAATAATATATCTGTATATATACAACGCGGTAGCTAGTGTTTTCGTTGACAGATATTTATCCGCCACGCCCAGTTCTACGAACTACACTTGAGCCACCAAATCCTTTCGTATTAGGTTTAGGTCCTTGTTTCTTTGGTGCTTTGCCTAAGCCAGGATGTTGTTCTTGGTTTTTGTGTTTGGCATCATTAGCCATATTGATAAATGGGTTTTTACTTTTCTTTTCTTCTGTCATTTTCGTACCTTTATTGAGTCTAAGTATTCGTTGATATTTCCATACAAACTTACCATAATAGCAATCTTGCTATCATATAACCTTATATAAGGTTGTTTTCTGTCTGTAGTCTTATTTACACCTATGTAGTAGGGGCATTTGATTTTATTACTCATTTCTAAAATAAAACCATGCCAACCGCTATCTAACTTAACGTTAAAATCATAATTATAAAATTCCAAGTCTGCATATCTGAAACTAAGATCACCTATGTCAGTTAAACGTAACCCTGTATCTCTACGTCCAGTCATCCACCATTTGGACATTGCAACTTCCAGTGTCCATGTATCATCGTTTAACTGTTTGATTACAGCTTTAGTGATAGTTTCTTTTAAGTTAGTCATCAGGATAAACTTTAGTACCGTTGTTCATAAACACGACACTAAATTTATCTGTTTTAAACTGTTTGTTTAATTTACGACATAGGTTACGTGCATGTCCTGGATTACTAAAACTTGTCTTTTTGTATTTTGGAACAGATTCGCTATCATATGCATGTTGTGATTTTAAGTTGATGGGTTGTCCATCAAGGAAAACTGCCCATATCCCAGCCGCCTCAACGATTTGATCACATTTGTACGTAGTCTTATCTACGATTTCCATTAGTATTTTAGGTTGAGTACGGCTCATATTATATTACCACTTCCCGCCATTCATTACTACTTCAATCTTTTGTTCAGGTTGAGTAGAAAGTTGGTCTACTAGCAATTTACTGATTTCATCACGTAATTGTTTGGCTTCAGACATAGGCAAAATGACTTCTCTTGCTTGCCTACTGTCTAGCGTGGCTATCCTGTCTATAAATTTTTTAATTGCACTCATAACGTATTTATGATACTTTTTACCTCATCTTCCGTATTATATGGACCATAGTAGTCATATCTTTGGATAAAGATGTATTTAGGGCAAAGAATACTAGAAAATTCGCTACTTTGCTTAACTGCAAACCAACCTGCTACATGATAGCATTTGCTCTTTGGTTCTTTTGTAAACAAGTGTAATTTACGCTTTACGTCCAATACACTATTGTATACTTTATTGTCCCCCACAGGATACAATGCAAAGGGAGGGTTGTTTTCTTTAGTAGTAGGTTTTACTGCTCTTTCAAATTCAATTTTTTTGATTTTTTCTATGGCTTTTGTAGTATCATAGTGTTCTACATTACCATTAATTTTTACATCAAAGCCATTGCCTTGACTTTCTACATTACCCACTTTTCGTTCACCATCAGTTACTACCCAGTACTGATTCTTAATAATTGGCTTTGCTACTAAGTTCATGTTGTTCCTTTTAATCTAAATTTTTTAAGATACTCTGTGGCATCTGTAATTGTTTCAGTTTCATATATTGGCTTTTCTGGTTCAGCTAAATCATCTAATTCTATACCATATATGTTTGTATAATATTCTACTAATGAATCTATCAATAGTTCCAATGTTTCTTTATCCAGATTATCTAATCCTAATAATGACACATTCATTTTCTTATCACTCATTTTTTAAGTTCATCCCAAGTAAGTTTTTTTGCTAAATCTTCTAATTCTTTACTATCTTTTTTAAGCATTTGGGGTGCCATGATATTCAAGTATTCCATCACAGCCTCAACACCTTTTTCAGTGAAATGGCAATACTCAGGACCAACATTACTATGATAGTAATAATCTCGGTCTTTTAATATTTCAAGTAGCCCAACATATACTTGTTTTTTAAACAGATTCAGCACAAAGCGATCCTTGATATGGATTATTAAGCCACCGACTGTATGTCTCTGCTTGCTCAGATATTTTAGTAAGTTCATATTTTCCACAAAATTTCATAAAGTGAATACCTACTTGCGGTGTCATTGTAGTACGTACACCTTCTTTTATTGTGTTGTCAACTGATAGTTTAATGTCTTCAGGTTGAGCAGTCAAATCAATCAATGTACGATTTCTTTCGTAATCGTCACGCACTCTATGTTCAACCTCATCATGGTCAACCCAGCGTTGTAACATTAAATTGTTCCAATTAAAGCCCATTTTTGTTCTGTCTGCATAGGCTTCAATTAACCCAACTTTATTTTTAGTACCTTTCTCACGTACACCGGGGTATGCACTAAACACATTATCCGTTCCATCACCTCTCATGCATTTTTTGAATAATAGATATTGAGGATCCTCTAACAATTTAGGTAGTTTAGTTTTTTTATCAATTACAGGTTTTCCATTCTCTTTGAGATATCCACCGAGGGTAATAAGTTCATTTGAGACTCCATTGTATTGGAACACGGCCTGACTAATAAGCTGAACATAATCGGTATCAGAGCTAATAATATAATGCGTATCATTTGGGTGTAAGTGAATAAAACGTGCAATTAAATCATCTGCCTCAGCAGTTGGGTTACGCAAAACACTAACATTGGTCTTCTCACGTAAAAATGTTGTGAATTGCTCATATGTTTGCCAAAACATTTCATTTTCTTCCTTCTCAGCCTCAGTAACTGACATTGCATCAACTACACGATTGGCTTTGTAAGGTTTATAATAGTCCTTGCGCCATGAACGGCCCTCTAACATAAATGCTACGTGATCAATACCAAATCGTTTTACCACTTGATTAACACTAGCAAGCGTTAAATGTAGGGCCATTCCAATTTTTTCCCATGTTTCACTATTGCGACTTGCAACGTGACGGGCACGAAAGAATGTATTTGCTGTGTCTATGAGAGCATATTTTTGCATTTTATGTGTATATTTAGTTCAAAGTATGCGTATATTATATGACATATATGAATAATTTGCAAATATTTTGGGTAAAATATTAAATATTAATATGTATTACATAGTTGTTATTTTTCTATTTCCTATTTCAGTATTTGCGGCTGACATGGATAAATGCAACCAGGAAAAGGATTTTACTGTTAAAAATATGTGTTTAGCAATTGCGGCTGGAAGTGTTACTTACTGTGAAAAGTTACCAAGAGCCGATGACAAAATAAGTTGTACGTTAAAAGTTCGTGATTTGCAAAGACAGATGGTCCATGGATATCATCCATTGGATGATAAAAACACGCATACTCGTTAACTAATTTCTGTTCTTCCGTTTCCAATATCTCGTGATTGTATAGGTCTTATATCTCTATTACTGGGATCAGCCCACTGCTGTTCGTATAATTCCAAAACGGTATTTCTACAAACTGAAACCCACCAGCGATCAACAATATCAGCATCTGTATCTTTGTCATTCATCTTGTAACCAGCACGAATCAAGTTTAATATAAACTTATCGTTCCAATCTAATTCAAATGCACCGCTATTAATATCGTTAGGATCAACATCTATTTTTAATATAGCAATATATGGTTCACCTGCCTGTGTTGCCTTTTCTTTTGCAGTAAGTTGAATCTCTACCTTTTTCTCTTTGGGCTTTCTAGGTTTTCTAGGCTTAGGTGGTTTAGGTTCTACTACTGTTTCTGCAATAGGTTCTACCTTAGGCGGCTTTGAGAATAGGTTCTTTAGTTTGTTTAGCATTTATATATCTATCATAAAAATCAAAGCTGGCTAAATTTTTAGCTTTTGACTCGCACATGATATCAAACTTATCTGAGAATGTAGATGCCCATTCATTGACTGCCTCATTCCAATAGTATTCGCTATGTGCACGTAGTTTTTGTTTGTTGTGTCCATTTGCAATTAACGTACCATGATCGGGTAGGATGTGTCTGTCATGACCAACAAGTACATCTTCCCTACTAACAGAGTAGTGCATAGTAGGCCTGATACCACGCCAACTAGAAATAACCCTTTCAACACGCGGATCAGTTGTGGAGATGTATTCCCCAGTTTTAACCCAATGATGATGAATATCCAAAACGATAGGCACCAAGTCGCTAATAGTAAGACAGTCATCCAATCCATACGAAATTTCCTCATTCTCGATAGTTAAACAGTTACGCGCCTCAGTAGACAATCTATTGTAAACCTTGCGAATACCTTCTGGGCCTTGACGACCACTAATATGTACATTGACTTTAAAATCTTGAAAAGTCTTACCATAATTCATCCATCGTACCATATCACAATGATACTCAAATTCTTTAATACTTTGTTCGACAACATCGGGTCTGTCGCTAGCAAGCACAACAAACTGATCTGGGTGAAAACTTAAGCGAACATCATTTTGTCGTGCAGTTTCACCAATCGGTGCCATCCAACGTTGCAAACTATCTTGTATGTCTTGTCGTTGCCAAAATTCACTGTACTCATTGTGAGTATAAAAACTAAACATATCACTAGTAAGACGAACCATACGTAAACCTGGCTCTAAACTTGCAACACGTTTGACCAAATTATGTGTATGCATAATATTAGTCTTAGCAACATCAAGTATCTTTTCTTCTACAATATCTCGTTTATTACGCCTCGCCCATGCAAGTGTAGTGCCACCTGTATTGAGTCCCTCAACACTGGATATCTCACCTTTTTTGTTGAGTTCGGAAAACTTGCAAGCAAAGCCAATTCGTTTAATAGTCATATATTTAGTGTAAAATGCATAGAGACTTAAGTATATCACTACTCATATTATTTGTCAACCTTTAGTAAGTCCTTAATATCATACAGATTTTTCATATATGGGCTAACATTCTCTAATACACTTTTTGGAATATCACCTTCTCTACGAGGACCATATGTTATATCAATTTTGGCATTATTGACCAATTCAAACAAATGTACCATTTCTTTGACTGTATAGCCTACACCATGACCCAAACATTCAATACGATTACTAGACGTTTCAATTGCAGTTTTAAGTGCATCACATATTTCATTCACGTGTACATAATCACGCACACACGTACCGTCCCAACTCTCATCATAGTCTTCACCAAAAATAGTAAATTTACCAGTATCTTTTGCCTTGAGCAAATTGTACATCAATCCATCTGGGTTAGTTGGCTTAAAACCATCACTGCCTATTACATTATAAAATCTAAAAATAGTATATGGCAATTTCATATACTCACACCATTCTTTGACACAATCCTCTGCGGCTCTTTTACTTGTACCATATGCACTTTGGCAACTTTCGGCTGCGCCTGTACTAGCAAAGATAAAGTTTTTGCACTTAAGTGTTTTTAACACATTCAATGTACCAATGAAGTTTGTCATGTAATAATCAGTAGGTTTCTGTTCACTTTCGCTTACACTTACTAGTGCAGCTAAATGGATGATAGCATCAAATGTGTTTTTATTTTCTGGAACAGTTTGCCGAATGTCGTGCTTTCTATGACTTGTAATTGGGTATTGTGGATTATTTAAATCTAAACCATGCAACTCATACTCACCGTCTAACATTTTAGATAGATGACTACCTATATATCCACTGTTACCTGTTATTAATATTTTTTTCATACAAATTCAAATAGTCCTATACTGTCTGTATCTTCAACTGGTGTAAACGTCGGGTCTTTACTGAGGTAAGAATTCTTATCAGTATATACCCTGTTTATAAATTTATGTCTGTTTGACAACACACTTTCAAAATCTTCTCTTGCTAAATGAGTTCTCTTTAAATCTGTGATGTAGTCACTATAACATAATGTTTCATATGTATTTACCTTGGCTGAGTTGGTGTTGCTCTTTTTAGATACAAAATTATCTAAAAATTTTATCCAATATTCTGCAACCAGTTCATCAAGTTGCTTAACATATTCTAAACCACCAACTAGTGTAGGTTGATTATACAACTTGTTTAACATCTCAGGCACTTCGTCCTGTTTACATTTATGAAAGAAACTTACATTAAAGTTATCTGACCAATCCTGTTTATCTAACACAACACATGGCATCTGTGCTAGACATTCTAAAAATGCAAATGGATAGTTCTCACGTAAGCTAGGCATGAAAAATACTTTACAACTTTTAATAAAATCTACTTTCTCTTGACCAATGATACCTGCTTTGATTTCATAATCTGTGATGCCTGCTTCCTCAAATGCTTTTTCAAACTTCTTAGCACCGTTACTGTTAGTCATAACTTTGCATGGAAGTTTTGCCTCCTTCATTGCTTTGATATATGATTCAGGGTTCTTACCTTCTTCCCAACGACCAATAAACAATACACCTTTACGATTTGTGTCTGTATTGGGTTCTAATAAACCTCGCTCGCTCATGGGCATAGGTAGCTTAACACAGTTAGTTGCACCATGTTTTGTTAACTCATCTATATTCTTTTGACTTTGTGTACCTATTATAATATCAGTAAACTCCATATGTTTATTGTAAAAATTATGATAACTACTTAAAAACACATCACTTCCCTGACTTTCCCTAAAAATCATGCTATGCAAATGTGTATAGAACACAACCGGTATATAATCATGTATGGTCATAGCATAACTAGCAGTCATTGCCTCTTGTGTGTTACACACAATCATGTCATAGATATTTGTTTCAAAGGCTTTTAACAAAGCTTTGCGAAAATTAATAATCTTTTCAAAGTTAATGGTATCACTAAATGCAAATGTTGCAGTATGATCACTGTATTTTAATGAATCATTTGGATATACAATATTAGCACCTGCACTCTCGATAACTTCATTGAATGTGCCTGTAGGTTCTTTGTCTAAGATAATATCAACTTTCCAATTTATACGATTGCACATTTCTGTAAAGCTTTTACAAAAACTACCTATACCACCATGTGGTATAAAGTGTTGGTCACTAATCATAAATGCAATTCGCTTGTCGTATGTTTTCATATTAATTAACTATGTATCCAAATCTCTTTCTAATACTATTTTCGCATTTCTGTTTTGTATTTTCAATTACAGTAATATCGTATGTAGTAACACCATGTGTTTTATCAACAGTTCTAACCGCATCCATGCATTCTCTAATAATCAAATCAGTATATTTTTCTAAGAGAGAATTACTTATATCAGTTGAATCGTACTGATGTTTATTGTCAACACCATATAATCCAGCTTGTTCTGCTAATTTTATACTTACTTCATTCATTGTTTCAACATCCAAAATACATGTTCTTTCATATCATGCCATTTAAATTCAAATACAGGGTCACCGGGACCTGTCCACATTGCAACACCCATCATACACTTTTTAAGCCATATTCTTTTATTGCTCAAGTTACATCTTCTGGGTGTCCATGCAAATTGTTCTCTCCATATAGCCTTGCGATAAAACGATGCATCATTATCCCATTTCATTGCTTTCTTTCCATAATATCCTGCACCCATCAATTAGGTGCCCCATTCGTTTTTAAACAGAGGTACTTGTAATCTATCGCTATAACGCCAACCACGTTTCATTGCTGCAAGTGCGACATTCTTTGCATTTAAGTTATAAACACTTTCTACACCACCTACTGGCATTAGATATACATGACCCTTAAATCCTGCCATACGATAAGCACCTACTGCACATTCTGCATCACTAATATCTTGCTCAGTAGCCACTACAAACTTAAGATAAGTAGTACCTACACATTCGTACTCACACACAATCTCAGGCTTGATAGCATCTTCCCAAGTTTCACCACTACCGGGTAGTTTAGCACTTACACTAAATGTAATCTCACGTTTGTGTTTAGGTAGTCCAGACCATACACATAGATAGTTCTTAAACTCTGTGGACAACTTTTGAGTGCCATTTGTTTCAAATGTGATTTCTTTAAGACTTGTCATATTAGGATGATCTAATAAGTCAGGATATTGCTTTTGCCAACCTAATAAAGGTTCACCGCCTGTGATTACGAGATGTTCGTCTTGCCATTCTTTGTGAGGAAGTATATCCATAATCGAAGTGGCAATACTATCAGTAGAAAGCAAGGGACTAAGATGCTTAAACCTAGGATCCCAACTAGCATACGAATCACAACCTGTAGATACCAAAGGCAACTCTTTATAATCATTGTACATGTGTACCACACTTGCGATATCATTGACTTCATCACTTAGTTCTCCTCGAGGCATACCAAAACCGGCACATTTAAAATTACAACCAAATGTACGCAGGAACACGGAGGGTACTCCCATGTATCGACCTTCTCCCTGAATACTATAAAACAATTCTGCTACTTTAATTTTACTCATTAATTATTCCAATGTCTGATAACACCTGCTACTATAAAGCAGTTTGTCATTATGTATGATAACACAATTATGGTACGAATGCAAGCGATACGGTCTGCCTCTTCGTCCGTATCACCTGCTTTTTCACCTAATGACTTTGCCCAAAGGCGCCAAACTTTACGCAAATAAGTCTTCATTCCATTCCCTATGACCTTCTCTGAATGCCATATTGCTTTGTGTCTCACGTACTTCTACACGATAACACCAAAGGCGTTCTGCATCACCTGGACCCCACATATCGGGAATGTACACACCGTTTACATATTTGTAAAGCATGTCACTTAGTGCCTCACAACCTAATTTAGGTAATAAAACAACTTTTGCAATTTTTCTTTCATGTAAATCCATGAATGTCGCTAACTCTGGATCATCCATTGCCACAATAAGTGTGTGATCAAATTGATCCTCTAATACTTTTTTAAGTTCTTTTAGTCCACCATAATCGGCAGCCCAGTTACGAACATCTAAATCGTTTGTACCAAAATAGAATTTCATACTGAAACTATAACCATGAATCAAATTGCAATGGCTGTCTGCACGCCATTGTCTGTAAGCGCAAGGGAATGCGTCAATGTACTCTTTTGTACTTGTATATTTGTAAACTATCGGTGTCATGCTTTTTTCCTATGTTAATTATAGCATAGGCGGCAGAATTTGTATAGCGGGATGATGCCTGTAGACCGCTTTATTTACCCTATGTAATTTTGTAAAGTGGGCATATTATACCAATTACCCACGATTCTAATTGCCGATTGAAAAGTACCATCACCTGATAAACTCAAAATTTCATTTTTTAATAATTCAGTACAGTTATCTTCAAAAAATGATTTAATGTCTGATGAATCCATTGCTAATACATTTATAGCAAATTCTTCCATATCATTTATTTTCGATGGCATTGAATCTTTGCTCATAGTTTATTTACCTTTTTTAGATTCTGCATCATGTACACGTTTGCGCAAATTGGTACTACTGAAACTATGGTCACGTCCGTTAAAGATAATTTCAATACCACGCCCATAACATGCTTCATCACCTGTGAATTTCTTACCTTCATATTCAACACCCAATATACGAACATTTAATGGTAGAATTAATAGTAAGTCAATTAGGTCTTGTTCCGTTTGATAGATTACCACTTCGTCAACATAACGACAAGCACTCAATTGAATTTGACGTTCTACAATACTTTGAATGGGTTTGTTCTTAGTATCTGGACGATCAATTGTGGGGTCAGTTTGTAATCCAGCGATCAAATAATCACAATGATTCTTTGCCTCACTAAGCATTGCAATATGCCCTGCATGTAATAGGTCAAATGTACTAAAAGTAATACCTATAATTTTGCCTTGTTCTCTTAATTCTTTAATTTTATTAAATATCATCTTTTTAATATCTCCACAATTTTATTTTGCTCTTGCTCTTTGAGCCATTCATTTTCCCCAGCAAATGTACCACTAGATTGCAGTGCCTCATCTATTTGCCACTTCAGTTTATATAAGTCTTTCTTTGCATCAAAACTCACCCAACCAGTATTACGATGATCCATTGCCTCATATCGTATAGCCCAAATTTGATGAGTTATAGCATTCATGTCCCAATTTTTACGAAGTCCCATAAATCACCTACAATCACAATGTCTGCCTTGATAACAGTTACCATTGCAACTGTTAGGTGGCATCTTGCTGATACAATAAAATGCTGTAGCATAGAAAATCACTACCATGAGAATGAATGCTAGTAACCACATTATTTGCAACCTTGTCTTGCAATTTGATAAAACTCTGCACGTGCGGCTGAATCAGTTTTAAATCCTCCGCCTAAACGACTTGTAACAGTTGAACTACCTGTATCCTCTACACCTCGTGATTTTACACAATAGTGTTGTGCATCAATCATAACTGCAACATCTTCTGTATCTAGAATGAATTGCAATGTGTGAAAGATTTGTTCTGTTAATCGTTCCTGAATCTGAGGACGTTTGCTAAAGTATTCCACAATACGATTAATCTTTGATAGACCAAGTACCTTGTCTTTGGGGACATATGCAACTGTTGCTAGCCCATCAATTACAACCAAATGATGTTCACAATTACTTTGTACGTTAACATTACGTTCACATACCATTTCATTGTATTTCATTTTGTTGTCAACTGTAGTGCATTTTGGGAATGCCTCATAATCTAATCCCCAAAAGATTTCATTGACGGCCATTTTTGCCCAACGTTTAGGAGTTTCAATTAAACTATCGTCAGTTAAATCAAGTCCTAAAGTTTCCATGATTCTTGCCATGTGACTTTCAATAATATTGATTTTGTCTTTGCGGTCTAATGTGTTAGAGACCATTGGTGTTTCAACACCCATTTTAACTAAGTGTTCGTGCACTTTTAATCCTAATTCAGGATCTGTTTTTGTTTTGTTATATGACATTTGATAACCTTCCTTTGTGATGGTTTATTTTTGATTTGTTGTAACCTTTGTGTTACATACTTATTTAGCTTATTCAATTGGTATTGTAGGAAAAGGCCATGCGTCTGATCCATTAAATACTGGTCTTGGTTCTAACTTGATATCTTCTTCTAATACATTATAGTCTTCATCATCAACAATGTCAACCTTAAATGGCCCATAAAGGGTAACAATGTCGCATTCTACTTGCCAATCATGTTCACCATCATATAACCATCCTATACCACCTTCACTCCATGCATCTTCTATTTCTTGTTTTTCCTCATCGGTGAATGATTTATCAAATTCAAAGTGACAGGCGCAAAGGTCATCTAATTCACAACCCCAACCTAATTGACTATCAACTGATATTTCGGTATCAGTACTGTAAATAGGATCATCAATATCTTGAAAACCTTGACCCCAGCGATATGTTTCTGTTACGTCCCAGATTTTAAACGTGCCATCTTCTAATTGTTTGTAAACTTCATAGTAACATTCAACTGATTTTTTGTCACGTGGGGTAATACGATATAATTTTGTCATTCTGTGCTTTCTTCTTCTGGTGTGTCATAATCAATACCACCGTGTTCTACGCACTGAGTTCTAACCCATCCGCCTTGGGTGAGTGTAGGCCAATTGGTAGTAGCAGGTTTCCCGCATTCTTCACACGTGACACCTGACATTGATTCTGCCATAGTAACCATGCCACGAATATAGTCATCACCACCGGTGTAGTAAAATCGTAGTGTACCGAACTTTTCTTTGACTTGGTCAAGTGTTACTTGTGATACAACTTCACCATTACGATTGCTCCAATCAATGTGAGTTTGAATGTTACCCATAAGTTGATTTAAAATTTGAAACCAACCATCGCCGCATTCAAAACCCCAACACATTGCAGTTTCAGTCATAGGTGCATTGCGATTAACCATCATCTTTGGATATACCTTGCAAAGATATTCGTCTAGTTCTTGTTTCATTTTGCTTTGGTTTTGCGAGGTTTCTTAATTGGTTTTTGCTCTACACTTGCAATTGCTTCTCTGATTTCTTTTCTAAGTTGATCATCATCCCATTTGAGTTCTGTTTTACCATTCTCATATGTAGTAACAGTTAGGTGTGTACCTACGGTTACTTTGGGCCATTCAGAAGTGGTTGTTTCTGTTTTCTTTTTACGAGTAGCCATTATTCTTCCTTAAAGTCAATCACGTTACCGTCATCATCTGCACAAATGATACGTACTGTATCACCTGTTTCGTTTTTGATTTCAATTGGACCCCAAATCCACCATTCTGTATCACCTTGGCTCCAAGGATCGTCTTCACGTTCTTCTAATTCATATGGACTGTTGTCATCAAGAAATTCACGAATTTCTTCTTCAGTTTCTTCATCAAGCCCTTCAATTTCTACATCATACCAACAACCACCGTCAAACATTTCGTTAAGTTCAACACTTTCAATATTGTTGACTTCACAGTTACACATATCAATACTGTCTTTCTTGCCATCTCCACCAGGAACTTCTACAAATTCAAACTCGGGAGGATTGTCATCTGATGTTTCTACACTCCACTCACCATATCGAAATCCATTCACTACAGTAACTTTGCCGTCACCTTCTCGCTGATGATAGGTTTCAACTTCTTGACAAGATTTTTTATAATACGTACTAACAGTCCAAATTGCCATAATTTATTCCTTAATATTTACTTTCTCTAGTATGTTTACGATAGTCTGTGCTCATACGCAACCATTGCTCTCCGTTGCCTTCTAAGATATCAACAATCCGATCAATAGTACCGTCAGTCCAGTTACTGATATCCCCAGTATTATGATTCCACTTTAACAATGTTTTTAGTTTGTCCATTGCGTCGGTTAATGACCAAGGAATGTAAAGCCTATTATAGTCATTTGCAAAAGTTTCAGGGAAACTGCGATAAGCAGGATATAAAACGTTGGCTCCGAGAGTATCTGCTTCCGAGACTGTGTTTGAGACCCAATCTTGGAGAGCACAGTTAAACAACACACGAGTATCGTTAAGGAGATCATAGTAATCGTTCTTTTCCAAATCTTCATATAT